TGTTCATAAGCTAAAGTTTTTTCTACTTTAGGAAAACCATCTGCATCTTTACCCTGTAATGTACCTACTCCCTTAAACCCATCTGGTGATTCAATTATTTCAGTATACTTCTTATGACCAAGAACTCCAAACGCGTGTCTCGTTGTGTTAGGGATTCCAAATAGATTACCTTGTAATCCAGTTATTTCTCTATTAACAAATCCTAAAGATTGTCTTTCTCCACCTAAATTACCATCACCTGTAAGATTTATAAGTGGAAAATCTTGTAATTTTATATCTTCGAGTCCGTTTTTATACTTTCCTTCTGCACTCAATCTTACTACATTAGGATCAGACTCCGGATGTGAAGTCTTTATAGTTACAGTAGGATCACCGTCAGCATCAGTTCTTAATCTTGTTAGAGTTGGAGGACTTGATACAGTTCCAAAACTGGAAATTTGACTTCTGTAATTGTTACCTTTATCATATAAATTAAGTGATAATACATTCCCATCCAAACCCAAAAGATTTGTATACCTAATGCTATTGAGGAATCCCAGAGATTGAATGTTTGATAATCCTCCATCTATTGGAAAATATTTTGGATCCATAACTCCAGCTGTTGAAAAATCTCCAATTTGTTTTATATCAGTATCATCAGTAGATAATTGAAATCTTTCAGGATTTCTTTCATATTCCCCACCTTTACCAGATTCATTTCCGGGATTATATTGACCATATGTTAATGACTCATTATAAGGTGATACCCCTTTCAGAGTACTTCCAAGACTTACAAGTGGACCTTCATTTTCAAATTTATGAGTAAAAGTATGTCGTCTTGTAAATGAAACACTCTGAAATCCAGGGTCATTTATCCTTGAGCTTGCTAATTGTATAACACCATCTTCTATTGCCGTTCCAGTTGCGGTAGCTGCCAATATCGATTTATCACCAATATAAATCTTTGGAGTCGTTGCGTATGCGTTGTCCTTTGAATAAAAATCACCATTAAAAATTCCAGTTTTATATATATAATCTCCCCCAGGATACTTCAGGGTACTACCAAGTCCTTCAATATGACCATCTCCGGATTGAATAGTAGGACCCATCCCTACATTATAAAACAATGTATTCTTTTTTACTCCAGGAGACGTTTCGTTCTGTGATGTTTTCCTAATTACATCTTCATCAAATATACTTTCTACCAAACCAAAGTTTTTAAATCCCTTTTCATCTGTTCCATGAAAAACTAAACCTTTACTATATGGATTTTCCTTGTTATACAAATCACCGGCAAATACATCTGTCTTATAAACATAATCATGAAATGAATAATTTACTGACCTACCAACTCCCGCTATTAAACCATTACCCGATTCTATAGTAGGTCCTTGAGCAGTATTATAAAAACTAATTAATTGTGCAACACCAGGTACGGTGTCTGTCTGTGAGGTCTTTCTTATAATATCATCATCGAATATACTTTCGACTAAACCGAGATTTTTAAATCCATCTTCACCTGTTCCATGAAAAACAAAATTTTTGGTATAAGTACCTCTTATACCAGTACCCGGTTGGTAGATATTACCTGCAAAAATATCCGTTTTTAATACTGCATCAGTTAATGCTTCAGATGGAAATAGTCCATCTTCAGTAATAAACATTTGTGTAAGTTGAGAACCAGCATATCTACTTGCGAATACACCACTAAACCCAGCTTCAGGATTTCTTGCTGGTATTATTGGTGTTCCATCTGATATTGTATATTCTTTATTACCTAATCCGTCTTTTGCTCTATACTTATTCTCACCAACTATATTTTTAGAAAGTGAATCTATATTTCCTACTGGAAAATCACTCCACTTTAATTCAGGAATCCCTGGTAGTGCCATTTTACCACCCATACTTGGGACCATAGCTAATGTATGAGCTAATGTTGATCGTCTACCAGTAGTGAATATTAAACCTACGGATGGTACAGGACTTATTACTGCATCTGCATATCCATCAAGTATAGAACCGAGCCCATCACTATCCCATCCATCTTTATCAATTGCATCTTCATAAGTTCCACCACCTAAATGTCTATCTACATGAACAATTGGTGCAACTGAACCAAGTGACAATGGATTCCAAATTCTTGTTTCTGTCCGTGGATTTAATAACTGAAGTCCAGCCTGTTTTAATCCAAACATTATACCCGTTGGTGTTAATATAAATTTACCAATTCTTAAAACATCTGCTACCGTTCTTGCTACTGAAGTAACAACCCCACCTCTAAATAATCCTTCATCTATAGCACCTAATTTACCCGGACCCCATCTGTCACCTATATCTTTAAGAATAAATGGTTGATCAAATCCTATTACATTATTATCTCGTGCTGGAATATTATATGGTATTCTATCATCAAATCTAAATTCTTTCTCTTCACCACCAAAAAAAGTATATTGTGTATCTACAAAATTAGAACCATATTTTTGTGGGTCCCATTCCGAAGATGGTTTTAATGATTTATCAGATTGGGTAAAATCTTTAAATATTGGAGTAGATGGTTCTGGTGAATGATTCATATACATATCACCACGATTAAAACCAGAATCATAAATACTATCCATCAGCAATTCATCTTGTGTGGTGAATATACTACTATATGCTTCTATTGGTGTAGTTTGAAAATCACTACCGTGTGCTCCTGATGATATTGGTGACGTATTTAAAGTTGTATGATATGCTTGAGTTGTAGGGCCACTTAATGTTATCATACTTACATTATGAGTTACACTATTAGTTGGTAAAACTGAATCACCTATTGGTGTGGTCATAAAATCACTACCATGTGCATTAGGAACATTTGGATTTTCCCATGTTCCATTAGTTCCATCTGTTAAAGTACTTTGATAAGTATCAGTAAATGGACCAGATAGTGTTATTTGTGGAATGTTATGTGTTATTTGTGTTCCATCAAAAGTAGGAATATTACTTGGATACTGAGTAGTTACTCCTGGTGGATTAGTTGTATGTCCCGATTGGGGAACTCTATATGTCCCATCACCTGCTCTATAAATCGAACCTCTTGGTGTTATTGAAACTAAACTTCCATAATAAGTAACACCACCACCAATAGTAGGGTCTGGATCTTGGTTTCCTATATGAATAGAACCATTTAATCCATTAATACCACCATCTATGTCTGCACCAAAAGTAAGCTCAGGGTAATTACTATATACATTTCTTAATTTATCTCGTGTTTGTGTATGATCAAAAACTCCAGAAATTGTATCAAATGGCCCTGTTCCATAATCTGACAATGGATGGTTCATAATATCACCTTGCCAACCAATATAAAATCTTTTATTTCCCGTAACCGTATATCCACGTACATCAAACGATTGTGGATTATCACTTGGTGCTACACCAAAACCTACTCCATTATCAAATTCACTATGATCATCTGGATGTGGTGGTTGTGCTGGAGTTGGCCCAACCGTTCCACCATGTCTACCACTTATTATATCTGAAACAGTATACCCACGAACTGTAAATGATTGTGGGTTTCCAATTCCACCCACTCCATCATCATATAAAGAATGTGCTTCTGAATGTGGTGGTTGTCCAAGTGGTTCAGTTCCACCATGTCTACCACTTATTTGACTTAAATTTATACCAGACTTATCATCAAATTTAGAATGTTCTTCTGAATGTGGTGGTTGGCCTTTACCTTTATATCCACCATGACGACCTTCTACTTGACTATTATTAGCACCAACATTTTCATAATTCGTATATTTGAATTTTGATAAGTCTGTTAATAAGTCTTTTAGTGCCATTTTATCTCTCTATACTATTTGTTCTGAAATTGCTTTAGTATTTGATTTTACTCCACCAACACCTATTGATATTGGTCCTGATTGTCCTAATAAATCTATTAATTCGTCTAATTTACTTTCCATTGCCTGAGTACTTATTGTACTACTACTTTGTTGTTGCTGTTGTTGTTGCTGTTGTGGTGTCGAAACTACTTCTCCCTTTTCAACTACAGCATTACCTGTTTCTTTAACCACACCTCCAGAATGCATTTCGGGTGCTCCCCCACTGCTTACTGATGAAGCTGCTTCAGTAGATTTATCTCCTCCACCAAAAAACGAACTAATGAAACCTTTAGCTTTTTGGAATATCTTATATGCCAAAAACATTGGAGCAAATGCTATTTTTAACGCTGTCATTACAGCAGTTTTAAATGCATCAAAAACTTTCATTACCCCTCCTATTATTTTCGGAAATAAATTGAACTTTTTAAATAATAATACAATTACAGCCACTAACGCTATCACACCCAAGATAATCAAACCTATTGGGTTTGCGGCCATCGCAGTGTTCAATGCCCATTGAGCGGCGGTTGCGGCCCAAGTTGCAGCAGTACTAAATACCATAAGAGTATTCTTCCATACCATTGCGGCTGTTTCCCTTATAGTTGATCCAATAGACAGATTTTGTATTACAAGAAATGCTGTGGCTGCTGCTGATTTAGCGTTGGCAATTCCAATACTTATGAGTTCACCTGCTCGTTTCACTTTATCCAAAATAATGGACTTCATAGTTCCCACAATTGTCAAATTTTGTAGTCCAAGCCATATTTTACTAGCGGCCGCTCTAGCCTTTTTAATTCCCTCAGATATCATTATAGATGCATTTTCCAACTTTTGCGTAGCAATTTTTTTGAGATTAACACCAATAGTTTTCCATGACCAAGCATATTGGTTTCTTGCCATTGTTATACCCATCTTCTTCCCCACCAATGCTATTTTATCTGTTGCTATTTCTCTTAATGTACCTATCTCTTTCAACTTCCCCATGCCTATCCGCATCTTGTCCAGGGCATTTGATATCATCCCAACTTTATTATATGCCATCATGGCTAATTTATAACCTATAAAAGCTCCTGTTATGGCCATAATTACATCACCAAGTCCAACACCCCCAATACTCAACTTATTAAATATTGCTAATACTTTACCAACTACTATAATAATACCAGCAAAAGCTGCAGCTATCAATAAAACTGGTGACAATATACCTATAGCCAATGGAATAACTGATTTGAGTGTCTCCATAACTGACACCCAGGCCGTATTCAATCCTTGAACTAAACTAGCAATTAAATCAGTCCGTGTTGCTTGCGCCTCAGTCATATTATTAAGTTTATCTTGGTTAGTAACCATCTTACCTAATTCAGATACACTAACACCAAAGGCCGCGGCCATTGCTTTTCTCTGAACTACATTTAATTTTTCATATTCTGCTGAACTACCAATTTGTTTAGTAATTTCTCTTTGCATACCATCCAAATCACCTGCCAATGCTAACTCTCGTGCTTTGTCTGTATTGATATTACGACCAGTTAACATACTTGCTTCCATTTGTGCATTTATAGATGATTCAAAGTCTAATAAAGCATCTGCCGTTCCTGCTACAGTTTCCATACTTACACCGAGTTTTCGTGCTGATATGGCCGCTTTGAATACGTTTTCTCCACCATCTTTTGCAAAATTTGCAAATGCTTCACTTGCCCCAGCAACATCTTCTAATACTTGAGCTGGTGCAACTCCGTTTGCTGCGGCCAAAGCCCCGACAGATTCTAATTGGGATCCAACGGCTTCTATACTACCAGCACCTACAGCCATCATTTGACTTGCAAGAAAACCGGCACTTTCTCCACTTAAACCAAGTGTTGCATTTAAACTTGCAAATGTTTGTAAATTTTCTCTTGTAACTTGTCCAATTCCACCCAAATTATCCATAATACCTTGGGCCCCAGCTTTTACATCTTCTGCACTTACACCCATCAATTGAAATTCCATAGCAGTAGTATTCAACATAGATTGTAATTTTCCTGCTTCTGCAAATGTAAGTCCAAACTCCTTACGAGTTTCTGTTATCCCACCATAAAACATTTCTGCTACTTTTTTAGCTACCATTAGAACCGCTACGATTCCTAATATCGGTCCTAACATTCCTCCCATCATTGCACTCATTTGACCAAATGATGCCGATATTTTATCTATTGCACCCATTGCTTGTTCTTGAACATTTGCAAGTGATTCTTGCATAGTCTGTCCGTTCTTCTTTTGAGAGTCATAAGTTTCTTCACTAATACGTCTACCAGTTTCTAAATCCATAAAAAATTGTTTACCATTTTTATCCATACCTGATTTAACTGTTGGTGGTGTAAATGCAGATGTCATTTCCTCACTAACCGTGTCCGCAAAAGTTTTCATATGGGTATCCAACCCAGTTAAAGTTGATACCCACTTTCCAAGTGGATTAGATTCTAAAAGGCCTTGCATCTTTTCAAATGGACCTAAAATTAACTGACTACTTGCCGCAACATTGCCTTGTATTTTTGACATCAACTGAGCGTGTTTTACATTTTTTTCTGCTGCAAGGACTGCAGCTTCGGCATTATCTGCTATAAGTTCTCCTTCAGACTCCATCTCTGCCATATCTTCAACCATTTTTTTATGCAAGTCACTACCTTTATCCATGTGTTTCATCTTCATCTTCATCAACTTTAATTCTTTTTGAAGTGCGGGTAGTTGTTGAGTTAAGGTAAATTTGGCCTGATCTTTAGCCCTATCAAGTTGCGTTTCCATTTCTTTTGTCATATCCTGAAAACCACCCTTCCCCAGATTCCCATACATTTTGGCTAACTTAACTGTTGCACCGAGATTTTCAGATTGAATCTCACCTATCTGAGTGTAAGAATCCTTAACTAGTTCAAGACTCCCTTTATATGCTGCAGCACCGGCCAGAGTTGCTGCTATTCTTTCCTTGCCCGCGTCTGTGGTTGCATTCTCCAAACCTTCAAGTCTCGTAATTTCGGCTGTTTCCAATGCCGCCATCTCAGTTGATCTTGTGTCGTACTTCACTGCCTTATTCTTTAAAGTATTGATAGTCTCCAACATTCTTGCCATGTTTGCTTGAGTATTAAACATATTTTGATGATGTAACCCCTGTAGAAAATATTCACGAGAAAGCTTAATAACAAGTTGACCTCTGGTTTTTACATGCTTACCAGCTTTCGTTACATAATTTAACCCTTTTCTTTGTACCGTACCAATTGACTCTTCCAAATTTAAAACTTTTGACTTTAACCCAGAAAGCTCCATCTCCTTTTTCATCATATGAGCTTGGTGAGCTGCTTCTTCTTTTTGTAGTTGTCTCTTCTCGTTTTTAAGTGAAATCTGCTTCTTGATCTGTTTATCAGACAGCTTGGCCTCCTGGTTCTTCAGATTGAGAAGTTCCTCATCAATGATTTTTAATTGCTTGGCACGATCAACTTCACCCTGTGATGCCATTGTGGGTATTATTGTGGTTTCATTACCACCCCAATATACTATTCGATTTTTTATTTCGTTAGATTGTTTTATTTTATTTCGGAATGCCATTTATCATTCTCTTATGCACCGAACTTACGATCGTGGGCTGCATGTTTTTTTGCCAATTTTCTTAAAGCCTTATCTAATTTTTGGCTGGAATCGAAAAATTCTTCTGCTGACTTTTTAAGAGCAGGATTATTTTTCATTCCCTTCATAACTTGTTGTGTTCGTCTATTAAAAATAGCTTTTAATATACCACTTATTATACCTTCTACTAATTGATTTTCTGTTAATTTTGTTTTGGACGAAGCCATTTTCTTTCTCCTACCTATGATTTTATTTTAAGATTTTCTCTGGTTAAACAGGATAGTATAACTCAATAATAAATATCAAATATAGAAAAAAATGTTAGCCTCGGGGGATACCTGGTCGTGAAATACCAGATTTTTTATTTGATTTTTCGTATTCTTTCTTTTCTTCTTTATAGAATTCTGACGCTGATTGGATGTAAAATCGGCGCAGATAGGTTGGCATATTATATACTTCTGTGAAATTAAATCCTCCTTTCCCGTGGAAGCATAGGGAGAAGATTTGTGAGTGAATTGCAGGCTTATCTTCTGCCCGCAGGCCAAAAAAACTCAACGTCTAATGGGATGTCCATAATCGTATCTTCACCAGTTTCTTCACTGGTAAAGGTAAAGGACATATCAACATCAGGTGTTATTTCTTTAAGATATTCCCTAAATGCAAGGGAATCACGAGATAATAATTCATTATCTACGAATTCATTAATTCGTTGCAGTGATGTATCTCCACCAACCGACACAATCGCCTTTTTCAATCGTGTTGTGATTTCTGAAGTAATACCACTATCTTTTGCAAATTTCTTTAATGCTTTTAATTCAGCATCAATTTCTTTTTCTTCTTTATGTGTTAAAAGACGAAATAGAATTTTAGTTTTTGAAGCTGGTAAATCAAATTCAAACTCATTTTTACCACTCTTGAATAATTTTGGATCAATCTTCTTATCTGTAATTTGAGTTAAATCAAAAGTTTCCTCTTGTTTATCTCCTGAATCTGGATCAGTAAGTGTTACAGTATAATCTTTACCATATCCAAGTACTCTCGTTGCAATCATAACTGCATTCTTATCACCTAACAACAAATCATCAAGTGATACCTTTTCATCTACAATAACAGCTTCCAATAGTTTATCCAAAACAATTCCTTTTTGGATAAGATTACGAGAAGTTAAAATATCTTCTTCTTTAGCGGTCATATACTTTAACTCTATTGTTCCACCTGCCAGTGGTGAATCTTTAGAATAAAGTAATCCCTTAGAAGGCAAATCAACTACCTCTGTTGGAAACTGGCGTTTATTTTCTGCCATGTTTATCTCCTCTGTGTCATATTTTTTAATTGTATTTTATACAATATAACCAATTATAAAACTAACTGGGGATATTGAAATCCCCAGTTTAAATATTACTTACTGTTGAATTATGCTTTTCCAACAGCGTCACGAACTCCGTACAAACCAAATGCTGCGAGTAATTGCCAAATTACATCAGGTACTGCTTCTACAACACCTGCTGCTTGTAATACTCCAACGGCTCCAGCAACTACTGAAGTCCAAATTGTTTTTGATTTCCACCAAGCTTTATCTGCTATGACTGCCATAATTAACTCCTTTTATTATTTATTTTTATTAGAATTGTAGTATTGCGTAATCGTATCTAAGTGTCAAAGTTACATCAACTGGGTCTGTTGCATTTGCCCAATCTAAATCACCAAATGTTGCGTTAGTAATCCAAGTACCTTTAAGTGTCCACTCTTCAACTTTATCACCTACTGGTCCTAATACATTAATCGTTACATCTTTTTTATAAAAATCTGAATATCCATCACGACCTGTTACAGATTCGTGGGATAGTCTTACCCATTCCATTACTGCCTGTGCAGCTGATGGAACAACTGGATCATAAAGAGTAATTTCAAGTTCTTCCCATGATCCCTTTCCTTTCATATATCGTTTTACATTGATATGATCAAGTTCAATAGTTTCAAAAGCAATTGTAGGTCTATTAGCTGTCTTAATAAGATAAGCTGGTATACCTTCAATATACATGATGTACCGATTTTTCGTTTTCGGTTCAAACGGTGTAAACATTATTTCTGACGGATCTAATAGCTCTGGCATTTTTAATCTCCAATAATTTTTTTCTCATCTATAAATATCAAAATTATAAAAAATCATCACAATAGTTTTTCATAGTTTTATAGAAGTTTTACATTATACTTCATATATAAATATAACGGGCAACAAAAAACCCTTCAAAAAAGAAGGGTTTTTCATTTATTAATCTATATGATTAAACTTACGCTGGGAAAGTTGCTCCCGTTGGTAATACTACGAAGTCCAATACAATAAATTCAGCTGTCCGTGTTGGTTGGATAAATATCTGACCAACAAGTTGATTTCTATCAATCACATCAGGTGTGTTATTGGAATCATCCATAACTACCTTAAATGCTGAAAGTCCAGAATTTGCTTGTACTGATTCTAAGAACGGATTCACGATATTCATAAAACGATTTCGTGTTGCCGATGTATTCTGTTCAAAGACCAAGTATCTACTTGAACTTGCAATAAACTTCTTCAACTTGATTAACAATCTACGAACATTCACTCTGTCAAGTGCTGATGGACGACCTTGTAAGGTCTTTTGTCCCCAAACTACTACACCTTGACCTGGGAATGAAGCAATTGGATTAACTCTATCTTCATAAAGAGTATCTCTTTCTTCGTGAGTCAATCTTGTTTGTGCTTCAAGTACAGTTGTTAAACCACCACGATTCAAACCAGCTGGTGCAAACCATTCGTGTGCTACTTTATCTGTGTACGCGATTGTACCAGGTAGTACTACTGATGGTGGAACCCATACTGGAAGTGCCGTGTTTCTATCAACAATCTTTACCCAAGGATAATAGGTTGCTGCGTAGTTAGTATCAAGTGCTGCTATCGCCGCGGTTGCGGATGATATTGAACCACCTTTGATGC